TGTACTTACAGCACTACCACTATAACTTAATTGGCTATCTAAAAAATTAAATGATGTATTATCTGTTTGGTCAAAATCAAATACATTTAAAAATTCTACATATCTTCTAGTAGAACCATTTACAGTTCTTTTAACAATAACATATACTTGATACTCTGTATCATCTGTTGGAATAACTGCTGCACTTTCAACTACTGCTTTACCTTCACTTGTTGCGGTAAGTCTTGTGCTATCAAAACTTTTAATTGTTAAATATCCTGTTGCTTCATGTGCAGTTTCTGTAATTGTTACTACTGCAGAATTTACTGTTGCAGTAAAATTGGTATGAGCATTAATTGCAGTTTTTAAATTAGTTGCTGTAGTATTATTATTAGTTTGAGTTTTAAATTCATTTGTTCCTGCAGTACCTGTAGTTGATGTAAAATCTACAACTGTACCATCAGATTTTGTTAAAGTTAATTTAGTTCCAGTTGCAATGTTTGCGTAATCAGAAACTGTTAATGTTGCTACACCAAATCTTCCGCCAAATATATGTCTATGCCAAGCAGTTACTTGTTGTTCTCTTTGATAAGTAAGTCCTGCTAGTTCACCATCTCCTCTTACCGCATAAACAATTTGATTAGGTTCTTGTTGATATGCTACTTGTGTTACACCACTTTCAGTAATATGTTCGGCAAGAATAGTCATATCGGGAGCAATATAACCATCTACATCAAAGTTATAAGCTAGTTCTCTAATTTTTCTTTTAGCTCTTTGTAAAAATAATGTAGCATTACCTACAGCTATAGCATCCACATTTGCTGCACCATGGTTAGATTGTTTTTTAATTAATATATTTGTAGGTGTAACTGCACTATCTGTACCACCTCCACTTACTGTAAATTCACCACCTGCTGTACCTATAATTAAAGTTCTAGTTGATGTCATAAATCTAATGGCATTAACTTGATTAGATGCGATTGTATAAATGATTGCGTCATCATCAGCTATAGTACCCCCAATATTTGAATCCATGTTTTCATAATCACCAGACTTTGAAAAAAATATTGTTTGTGGTTGATTAGTTGTTCCTGCAAAAACTAATCTTTGTTCAAAAAAGGTTACGCAAGAAGGATGACCTGTGGTGTCAGAGAAAGCTCCTAGTCTCCAATCTTCTGATGCGGTAGCTGATCCTAAATCTTTTATAATTTCTACTGTAATATTTGTTGTATCTGCTCTTGCAGTAACTTTCATATAACCATCTCTAAAATAAATTAATCTTCCAATATCAGTTGCTAAAAATCCACTACCACTATTTATTCCTGTAACTGCACTAGCAACTACTGCAACTCCTGTACCTACAGTATGTGATGCTGGATTTAAAGTTGTTGTAGTAATGTTAGCATCCATGAATGGACCATTTGTAAAATCTACATCTGTTAATGTCCAAGCAGTATGACCAGTACGAGATAGTTTTTCTACTTCATGTGCAGGGTGAGTTATGTACATCACATCTGCCGATTGTGCGAACTTAATATCAAAAAGTTGTGCAGTTGTATAAGGTGTTGCTAGTTCAAAAACTTTATTAGATACACCACCAGAAGTATAAGTAGTAAATGATGAACTGTTTATATCAACTCCATCTTTATCTTGTAGTTCAAATGTGTTTGTTGTTTTGTCTGCAACTAAAAATCTTTTACCATTAACTTCTGTCATGCCGCCAACAGCAGTAATTACTACTTCATCACCATTTGAATATCCATGTGAAGTTGCTGTTACTACAGCAGGATTAGCTTTAGTAATTGCAGATATAGTTTTATCTCCTTCTAATACAGAACCACTATCTTTGTATACTCTCATTTTTAAATTAGAGAACTCCAACATATAAGTTTGTGTTGTAGAAAATTCAAAAGGTATTAATCTTGTTTTGTTTGCACTATTAGCAACTTCTGCTAAAAATGTAGAACCGGGTCTACGAGCTGCTGCACCATGTGGATATACTATTAAGTTTTCTAATGTTGAACAACCAGATGTGTATTTAGTTAAATCTGTTCTACCATCTAATCTTGGCGATAGCTCACCACCTGTAAAGTTTGTTAATTCAACTGCAACCCTAGCCATGGTCTAAAACCTTGAGTTAATAAATGTACCTGCGTCTATAACATCTGTCATGCCTAAATCTTGTTCAACATTTTGACCTTCAGTTGAATCTACAAATCTAGCATCTTTTAATTTATCTTGAAACAAATTATACATATTTGTTGATGTAGTATTATTGGAAGTAACTGCAAAAGCAATGTCTGCACTTAATGCTGCAGATAAAGTTTCTCTTAACAACTCATCATATTCATTAGGATCTGTAACTCTACTAACATATAATATTTTCATAGAAGATGTATTACTTAATATTTTTCTACCTTCTACTTTGTAGTTTGAATCATAATCTAATATACGAAGTAATCTTAAACAATCTGCTGGTAAAGTATAAGCATAACTAAAACCCCATGCAGGAGCTGTAGTATCTACTGCTATTTCAACTCTTTTCTGTAAGCAGTTCCAAGGGTGTGATCTAAACACACTATCTCTTACTTGAGTAAATCTTGAGTTACAAAGTCTTGCGTTTTTTGAATCTTCTGTAAGTGAAAGAATGGTTGTTGCACCTAATTGGTTTAATGCTCCATTACAAATGTCTACTGTTGATGCCATATCACTTCCTTATAATATACTTGCGTCTTATTTGTCTATCTTTTTCTAACGCAAATATTTCTTCTGTTGTCTTTTCTTCTTTAGTATCAAAGCCATAATGATTTTTAGAATCGTTTTGAAACCTATCTACTAATATATACCTATACACATAATTATCTTTTTTAAAATGTAATACAGGTTTTAAATCTTGTATCTTTTTCATGCACTCTAGGGGGTTTCCACTCTCGCTTCCACCCCCTAAAATTTTATTTTATTAATCTACAACGTACATCATAGTTAATTGAATAGTACCATCAGCAGAAGCTCCACCTAGAGTAACAGAAACAGGTAAACCATCTTTGTTAGCATCTACGATAGAGTTCTCACCTAAAGCAATAGTGTTAGCAACATTTGCGGCAGTAGCTGAAGCTGAAGAACCAGCTGCTTTATAAGCAGCAGCACTTAAACTTACAGCAGCACCTGCTGAACTTGTGTGTGCAGCATAACCTACTGATAAAGTAGTAGAACTATTTAATGCGTCATGTGCTAATCTACCAGATACAATTCTTGCACCATTTGGTAAATTAAACATCTGAACAACATCACCAGAAGCTAGAGAAGATGCTTCGTATTCTGCGAAAGCAACTCTTACTCTACCCGCTAGTTCAGTAGTATCTATTTTTTCTGAAGGAACATTCTGGTCCCATTTAGTCTTTTGAACTGAATAAACTGTAGCCATTATATCCTCCTATTATGCTTCTTGACATACTATACCAAGAACTTTTGCTTGTTCCATTCTAGTAGCACCAATGCTCATGCAGTAGTAAACTTGAGTAGCATACGATTTGTCTGCTCTTTCGTCTATTCTTGCATTTACATCTTTACCAATTCCTAGAGTGATACCATCTTGTGCAAAAGCAATACAAGTTCTATCGTTACCTGTTTTGCTAAGTCTATTTGATACAGTAAAGTTAAAACCAAGGAACGAGTTTACTTCGCCATTTGCCAATGCTTTTACAGTATTGAAATCAGATGAAGTTACTTCAGTTGTTCCTAAAAGGTTTGTTATTTGCTCTGGTCCTACAACAATGTGTCTAGGGATAGAAGGATCAACACTTGCTAAATCAAAAGTCTGTTTTGCAGTTCTTAATTTTGCGATTGTTAAACCAGTACCACCCGCAGCGATTGCTGTTTGAGCAGATTCACTTGTTGCACCTGTTTCACCAGTAAAGGCAGTTCCAGTTGCAGCAGCGATAATAACATCATCCATTGCTCTCCCCATTGCGTAAGCAGCGGCTTGTGCGTAAGATGACGTAGGGTCAATTAAAAGACGTACTTTGTCTTGTTGATCAATAAGATCAGCATACTCGTAGTCAGCTAAAGATACTCTTCTTCTTGAGTGAGGAGTGTCTATTTGCGGAGTGTCTGAGTGTCTGCTAGTTTTTAACTGAGCAGTTACTGAGCCAACTTGATCAAAGAAAGCATTTTTTCCAACAACACTTTCCTGTCTGACTTTGTCTCTTAATAATGATCCCATTTGTTGAGATAACATTTGTATGTTAGCAGAATACTGCTGTACAAATGCTGTAGTTATTTGTGATGACATAATTGTCTCTCCATTATTATTATTGTTATTATAAAAATCAGAAAGGTTATCTACTCACATGAGTAGGCTATTCTTGGATTTAAAGTCTTTTAGACTAGAAGTCTATTCCTTCTTGCCAGTAAGGTTCTTGCGAATTTTCTTACCTACTATCCAATTATAATATTTTTCAGCGATTGGCAAGGGATCATTTTTCTGAACTTCAGATCCTGTCTCCTTAACCAACCGCAATACTTCTAACCGAATTTCTTGATCATTAAGATTATTGATCTGCATTTAGCATTTCTCTTAATGTATAAACTTGTTGTACTACTTTATCGTGATCTGGATGTTGCTTATTCCAATAAGGTCCATCAGTATCATTAGTAATAGCTGATATTTCAGTTTCAATGTCAGCAACTGTATTTACATTTTCACTTTCAGTTGCAACAATTTTATCTTCTGACATCATTCCTGCTATTTTTGCAAAGCCTTTTATTATTTCTGGATGATCTCCAAGCCTTGTACCATTTGATAAAGTCATATCTAATACTTCTGGATTAATATTAGCTTTAGCTAACGCACCAGCTTGTTTAACTTTACCATCAAAGTCTCTACCCCATTCTTGTCTTAACTCTTGTTCAGCTTGAGATTGAGCAGTTTCAGTATCTATCTTTGCTTGTTGTGCAGTACCTTCCATATTATTTTTATAAAAATCTAATATACCTTCTGCTTGTTTATTATTTAATCCTAACTTATGAGATTGTTCTGCAAAAGATTTAATAGCACCTTCATCCATATTAACTACATCTGACTTAACATCAAAAGTATATTTTTCTGGAGATTCTGGTCTACCTAATTTTGCGTAGGCTTCATCCCATGCTTCTTGTCCAGAATTTTTTGTTGGTATAACTATTTTATCTTGACCAATCATTTTAGTTGCGTTGATATAACTTTTTGCTAACGCATCTATTTCTGTAAACTTTTCTATACTAGGATCATTTCTAAAATCTTCACTAATAGAATCTTTCCAAGATGATGTTGGTTGTGCAGCAGGTGTTGCTACTGGAGTTGTTGGTTGTGCTGTTTCTGTAGTCGCTTGTTCTACAGGCACAGTTT